ATGCCTAAAGTAGAAGGTGATAGATTTGTGAGTGCTTCTATAAAGAATACTCTCAATGACAGCCCAGAAGTTATTGCTAAACTAAAACGGTACACTAAAGAACAGTATCAAGCCATGTCTCCCGATCAAAGAGAGAGTGTAGGCTTGCCAAGAGGTTTGACTGCGTACAATAAAGATCAGTACTTTGCTAAGAGTGGTGGTAAGTATACAGGTGTGACTACATCAGGTGAGGTTGCTGATACTACCTTTAAAGGTATGCCAGCTAAACCTGCTTACTCACTATCTGAATCACGGGCTGCACAAAAAGCTGGTGAAGAAGCTTACAAGGCTGGTGGCAAATACTCTAAGGGTGGCATGGCTACAAAGAATCGTATTGGTGCCAATGACTTACGTAAGTCAGGCAGTGTGATTTCTTCGGTAGATCGTCGTAAGAAACCTAAAGGTAAGTAACATGGCTGGTAAATATAAAGCTGCTATTGATACTGCTATTTCGGACATGATGGATGAGGAGGCACTAGCACGTGCCATGAGAGCATCTGACCGTGAAGGCAAAGAACGTAAAGAGATGACCAAAGACAAAGGTCTTAAAACATCACCTCGTCCTAAACCCCGTCCTAAAAATCTTAAGATGGCTAAAGGCGGATATGTAAATTGTGGAGCTTCGGTTCCCGCAACACAAACTAGAAAGAAATAAAATGCCCACAGATCCCGCATGGCTTAAGGCCCTAAAGAAAGAAGCACAGACACTTGGTGTACCACTACGTGACTTGCTCGTTAAAGCACAGCCTAAGAAAGTGCCTAATAAAGCTAAGACTATGAATGCTGCTAAAGGTGGCATGGCCAAGAAGAAGTAGTAATGGCTGCTGGAGTTAAACATTACTTTAAGGGTGGCACTGAATATAAAGGTGCCACCCATAAAGACGCAAAGGGTAAGTTAATGTCTGGTGCAAAGCATACAGCTTCCAGTAAGTATGTATATCACAAGAAAGACTTGCCACCTAAAGTGAGTAAGAAGTAATGGCACTAGTTAGACCATCAAGAAATAAAAGCTTCTGGGCTGATGTGCAGGATACTGATTTGCATACAGCATACACATGTCCACCTAACTGTTCAGCAGAGATTGTGTTCCTTCATGTAATTAATGCAGGATCAAATAATACTGTATCAGTCAAGTGGTACGTAGCTGCTGATTCATATACGTCTAACTTTGTTGGGGGTAAGAATCTTAACACAAGTGAGTTTCAGACCTTTAGCCCTATCAGATTGTTCCTATCACCAGGTGATATGATACAGTTACAAACCGTAAGCGCTGGGCATATGGATCTTATAGGTTCAGCAGTAGAAACATTTACACCTAGTCAATAATTACATAACATGTGTTATTAGCATAACGGGCTTGCATTCTTAGCAATAGTATGATACAACTAAGTATGATATAACTCTCCTATATACTACTACTGTGGTATACCAGCATATATAGGAGAATTAAATGCTTAAGAAAATATGGAACGTCATCATTAAGATCCAAACTAAACGTGCAGAGTTTTATCGTGGCTATGTCACCTTGTCAGAACTGTCACGTATGAACGATAAAGAATTGCGTGACATCGGTGTTAACCGTCATGACATTCCGCAGATTGCATTCGGTGGACCCAAACTACATGGCTCCTACTAAAAGATTAGCTACCTTAATCTGTAAAGATATAGATGTAACAGCGGAGGTTGTTTATTTACGTAAGCAACTTAAGCTGTACATCGTACAGAATACTAAGCCAGTACAATTTAAGTACTACAAAAGAAAGTAGAATGATGGGATTACTAGATACACTAGTCGGACCAGTAACAAGTATCATTGATAAGATTGTACCTGACAAAGACCAAGCAGCTAAGCTTGCTCACGAGATAGCCACCATGTCTGAGAGAATGGCTAACGAACAGATGTTAGCTCAGCTTGAAGTTAATAAAGCTGAAGCTGCCAGTGGATCACTCTTCAAAGGGGGGTGGCGCCCTAGTATAGGATGGATATGTGGGTTAGCATTGTTTTGGTCATTTATCTTACAGCCTTTCTTTGTGTTCTTCTTGTTAGTATTCGGAGTTGACATGCCCCCACTACCTGAACTTAATACAAGTGACTTAATGCCTATACTACTTGGTATGCTAGGATTAGGTGGCTTACGTACATTTGAAAAGACAAAGGGCGTATCTAAATGAGTGAGGCAATGAAACTGCTGCAAGCTAAATGTGGCGTAGCAGCAGACGGTAGCTTTGGCCCTAATACAGCTAAGGCCATTGCAGCACACTTTAAACTGACACCTGAACGTGGTGCACACCTATTAGGTCAAGCATCGCATGAGAGTGGTGGGTTTAAACTTACACGTGAAAACTTAAACTACTCAGCAGAGGTTATGTGCAAAGTATGGCCTAGCCGCTTTAAGTCTGTAGAAGAAGCTGCACCATTCGCACGTAACCCTAAAGCCCTAGCTGAGAATGTCTACTTTGGCAGAATGGGGAACACCTCAAAAGAAATGGCCTCTCTCTATATTGGCAGAGGTTTTTTACAATTAACAGGCTATGATAACCATAAAGCTTTTGCTCATGACATGAACCTCCCCGATGTTCTAACTGATCCTTCCTTACTTGAACGTGAACTAGCATTTGAAACTGCACTATGGTTCTTTGAAAAGAATGGTCTAATGAGTATTGCAGATGAAGGTGTCAATGTAGATACTATCCTACGTATTACTAAACGTGTTAATGGTGGCACTCATGGCCTAGATCACAGAACACAAGAAACAAATAAGATCTTTGGCTGGTTAAAGAAAGCATAGTATAATGGCAAGAGAACTCACAGATAAACAGCAAGCATTTCTAAATGTATTATTTGATAATGCGGGTGGTGATGTAGTCACTGCAAAGAAGATGGCTGGTTACTCTGACAACACACCCACTACAGAGGTCGTTAACAGCCTCAAAGAGGAGATCCTAGAGGCTACACAGACATTCATGGCTAGGAATGCACCTAAAGCTGCAATGGCCCTCGTAGGGGGCTTATATGACCCTACAGAGCTAGGTATCCGTGACAAGATGGTAGCAGCTAAAGAACTACTGGATCGTACTGGTTTGGTTAAGACAGAGAAACTACAAGTAGAAGCCAAAGGTGGTGTCATGTTAATGCCAATGAAGAATCGTGCTGACTACGAAGATGACGATGAGTAGACTTGCGGCAGGACAGTGGAAGCTTCCACAGTTCACAGATATAAAAGAAAATAATTTATGGGTTGCAATTCCCAAAGTTTCACGTACAATACCATTTGGATATGAACTTGATCCAAACGATGCAGGTGTCTTACTACCGATAGCTGACGAACTGGATAAACTTGAGATGGCTAAGAAATATCTCAAGCAGTACTCTTACAGAGAAGTAGCTAACTGGCTCACTCGTAATACTGGTAGAACTATATCCCATGTTGGATTAATGAAACGATTGCAAAATGAACGAAGAAGAAAAAACAAAGCTGCAAGCCTACGTCGATGGGCAGACTATGCCAAAAAGGCGGTCGCCAAGGCGGAAGAACTCGACTCCAAAGTCCTCGGTTCATTCAAAGAAAGTAATCAAGAAGGTACAGCAACCTCTTCCTGATCCTATTGCCCTCATTGATAGAGTAGCAATACAAAAGATTGAAGAAGATAATAATGTAATCTTCAAACCTAACTTGGGTCCACAGACTGAGTTTCTTGCTGCTAGTGAACGTGAAGTATTATATGGTGGCAGTGCTGGTGGTGGTAAATCTTATGCCATGCTTGCAGACCCCTTAAGATATATGGGACATCCTTCCTTCAGTGGACTACTACTACGTCACACTACAGAGGAATTACGTGAGCTTATCTTTAAGTCACAAGAGATGTATCCTAAGATCTGGCCTGGGATTAAGTGGTCAGAGAGAAAGATGCAGTGGACTGCGCCCTCTGGTGCAAGGCTATGGATGTCTTACTTAGATAGAGAAGACGATGCCTTGAAGTACCAAGGTCTGGCATTTAGCTGGATAGGCTTTGACGAGTTAACCCAGTGGCCTACACCATTTGCGTGGAACTACATGAGATCTCGTCTACGGTCCACTGCAAACGATCTACCAGTGTTTATGAGAGCTACTACCAACCCAGGTGGTAGAGGACATCACTGGGTTAAGAAGATGTTCATTGATCCTTCTGCACCAAATACATCCTTTGATGCTACTGACATTGAAACTACGGAAACTTTACGTTACCCTGCTGGTCATGCTAAAGCTGGGAAGCCACTATTCAAACGTAGATTCATTCCTGCACGGCTAAGTGATAATCCATATCTTGCGGCACAAGGTGACTATGAGGCTATGCTTCTATCCTTGCCAGAACAACAGAGAAGGCAGTTACTAGATGGCGATTGGGATATCAAGGAAGGTGCTGCTTTCACGGAATTTGACCGTAGAACACACGTTATTGAGCCTTTCGATATTCCCCACAATTGGGTTAAGTTTCGGGCTTGTGACTATGGATATGGCAGTAAGTCTGGTGTGGTTTGGTTCGCTGTTAGTCCATCCGAACAGCTTATTGTCTACAGGGAATTATACGTATCTAAAGTACTTGCCACTGATTTGGCAGATATGATCATTGGGCTTGAGGCTGGCGATGGGAATATTAAATACGGTGTGCTGGATAGTTCTTTGTGGCATAAACGTGGGGATACTGGTCCTAGCCTTGCTGAGCAAATGATTCATCGTGGCTGCAGATGGCGACCTTCAGATCGTAGTAAAGGTTCTCGTGTTGCAGGTAAGAACGAAGTTCACAGAAGACTACAGATAGATGAGTACACAGAAGAAGCTAGACTAGTATTCTTTAATTCATGTACAAATATTATTTCACAACTACCTGCTCTACCTATTGATAAAAGAAATCCTGAAGACATCGACACTACTTCAGAAGACCACTTGTATGATGCTTTGCGTTACGGTATAATGTCCAGACCAAGGTTTAGTATATTTGATTATGATCCTAATGGTGGACCTCACCGTGGGATGCGTGTAGCAGATGCGACATTTGGGTACTAAGGATAAAATAAATGGCAGACAACGAAAACACATTCATTGAAGATAAGATTGCTGGTCTTGATGACACAGATGATTCTACATTGATGGATACTGCTGAGAGTAAAATTATTCCATTTGTTATGGAAAAATATCAGAAGGCAGAAGACTATCGCAAACAAGATGAACTACGGTGGCTACGTGCCTATCGTAACTATCGTGGTTTGTATAGCCCCGAAGTACAATTTACAGAAGCTGAGAAGTCACGAGTATTTATTAAAGTAACTAAAACTAAAACACTAGCTGCTTATGGGCAGATTGTTGACGTACTATTTGCTAACAATGCATTCCCAATTACAATTGATCCTACTGAGCTACCTGATGGTGTCGTTGAGGATGCTCACTTTGACCCTAAGCTACCTAAAGAAATAGCAGATAGGGATATTAATGTAAGTCCTTATGGCTTTAGAGAAGATGGTAGGAAACTACCAGCAGGTGCCACAGCTAGATCTCTACAAGAAAAGCTTGGCCCCTTAACTAAAGAGCTAGAAGGTCTTGATAATTTAAAAGAAGGCGTAGGTAAAACTCCTACTGCAATTACCTTTAGTCCAGCTATGGTTGCTGCTAAGAAAATGCAGAAAAAAATACATGACCAACTAGAGGAATCCAGTGCTAACAAACATCTACGTAGCACGGCATTTGAAATGGCATTATTTGGCACTGGCGTTATGAAAGGCCCATTTGCTGTTGACAAAGAATACCCAAACTGGGAAGATGATGGAACATATAATC